CAGACGCTGGAACCGGTCAAAATATTCAAGGTTACCTAGCAGGATTGAGACTCTTAAAAGGTACGGCGGATACTCCTTCTTCCACCAACCCGACATCGCCTCCTACAGCCATCACCAACACATCCCTCCTCCTAAACTACACTAACGGTGGTATTTACGATGCTACTAGCAAGAATGATCTGGAGACGGTGGGTAATGCTCAGATAAGTACGGCGCAGAGCAAGTGGGGTGGTAGCTCTATGGCGTTTGATGGGACGGGGGATTATTTAGTTGGGCCTGCAAATAACTTTTATAATTTTGGGACAGGTGATTTTACAATAGAGTGTTGGCTGCGACTTAATGCAACGTCAAGCGCAATGATGATTGCTAGCACAAACTATAACTCTGGCACTGGAGGGGGTGGCTGGGCCTTTATATATCGAGGGGATATTAGCTCTCTTTCATTGAGCGTAAATTCAAATGTGACCTATACAAAATCGTGGTCGCCTAGCACTAGCAATTGGTATCACGTTGCCGCAAGTAGGTCAGGAAGTTCATTAAGGTTGTTTGTTGATGGCACTCAAATAGGAACGACAAGTACAAGCACAGACAATGTGTCGGGGTCGTCAACTATAGTTGTAGCTGGAAATCTAGGGGGTGGAACGAATTTGGTTTTAAACGGCTATCTTCAAGATTTAAGAATAACCAATTACGCTCGCTACACAGCCAACTTCACGCCACCAACAGCAGCGTTTCCGACCCTTTAGGAATAGATATGTACTGGACTAAAAACGGGTCTATCCCATCACAAGAAACCGATGGAACAGAGGGCTGGCAACAGGCTCCATCACCTCCTACAGACATCCCTGAAGGCAAGGAACTAGTGTGGCTAAACTGGGAATGGATCGTAAGAAACCCTAAGCCACAAGATAGAGCAGGTTACCAATGGAATTGGCAGCACGACACACGAAGCTGGGTAGAAGGATCGTGGGGGACTGTGGAGGTTGTAGAGCCTCTTACAGTCATTGATATAACCAACTTCAGCTCTTCTCAGGTAGCCAACCTAACAACATCGCAACTTGTATTGCCACAGTAAGCCCCGTAATATATGATGTTTTAACTGTATCGGCCCAGTAGACCGAGACTCTAACGAGTGAATCATGAGCGACGAAAGTCAAAACTTAGCGGAAGTTGAATCCGCGCCAGCAACCGAGGTGACGGCCACCACGGAGATTGCACAAAATGCGCCGGAGGTCGCTGAACAAGCGCCAGAGCAGACTGAGGAAAAGCGATTTACCCAGGCTGAACTTGACGCGATGATCAGCAAACGACTTGCAAGAGAGCAACGCAAGTGGGAACGGGAACAAAAGCTGAGGGCTTCAACGCCTGAAATGCTGTCTAGTGAATTACCAGCGCAAGATAGTTTTGCTTCAACTGAGGAATACGCAGAAGCGTTAGCCGAAAGAAAAGCAGCAGAATTACTTGCCCGACGTGATGCAGAAAGACAGCGAGCCGAAATTCTTGAGGTCTATCACGAGCGCGAAGAAGAAGCACGGACTAAGTACGAAGATTTTGAGCAAGTTGCGTACAACCCGCGTCTTCCAATCACGACAGTGATGGCCGAAACGATTCAAGCGTCTGACATTGGCCCTGAGGTCGCGTATTACCTTGGTTCTAACCCGAAAGAAGCTGATCGTATTGCCAAGTTGTCGCCTTTTTTGCAGGCCAAAGAAATTGGGAAGATTGAAGCGAAGTTGAGCGAAAATCCTCCTGTTAAGAAATCAACGAGCGCTCCCGCGCCGATTCAGCCGGTTACCCCACGGGGTGGCAACGCAAGAGTTTTAGACACGACTGACCCGCGTTCGATTAAAGAAATGTCAACGTCAGAGTGGATTGAAGCAGAGCGTCAACGGCAGATTAAGAAATGGGAAGCTCAAAACCGAGTCCGCTAACTTTTTGATAAGGAATTGTCATGGCAAATAGTCTACTTACCATCGACATGATTACTCGCAAGGCGCTTGAAATCCTTGAGAATAATCTTGTCTTAACCCGCAACGTTAACCGTCAGTACGACGATAGCTTTGCTGTTGAAGGCGCCAAAATTGGTTCGACCTTGCGTATCCGCTTACCGGACCGCGCACTTGTAACCGACGGTGCAGCACTCCAAGTTCAAAGCGACAACGAGCAGTACACCACGTTGACCGTGGCTTCGCAAAAGCACATCGGCGTTAACTTCACCTCTGCTGAATTGACCTTGCAGTTGGATGACTTCGCAGAGCGCGTGCTCAAGCCTCGTATTAGCCAGCTTGCCGCTAGCATCGATGCAGACGTTGCTAACTCTTACCAGAACATCGGTAACACAGTTGGTACGCCTGGCACGACACCTGGCACGTCGTTGGTTCTGTTGCAAGCTCAACAGAAACTGAACGAGAACGCTGCTGTTATGTCGCCCCGTTACGCCACAGTCAATCCTGCTGCTAACGCTGGTTTGGTTGAAGGCATGAAAGGTCTTTTCAACCCCACCGACACGATCAGCCGTCAGTTCAAGAACGGTATGATGGGCGTCGGCGTGCTTGGGTTTGATGAGATCAACATGTCTCAGTCGATCAAGCAGTTCACGACCGGCTCGCGTACGGCTACCGGCGGTACGACTTCTGCGGCTGTTACCAGCGAAGGCGCAACCACCATCGCCATCACTGGCGCAGGTGCTAGCGCAACGGTTAAGGCTGGCGACGTGTTCACCGTGGCTGACTGCTACGCTGTTAACCCACAGACCCGTGAATCAACTGGTTCGCTGTTCCAGTTTGTCGTAACGACTGACGTTACGCTTAACGGTTCTGGCGCAGGTAATTTGACGGTTGCTCCGATGTACTCGGCCAGCAACGCGCTTGCAACCGTGGCTAGCCTTCCAGCCACCAGCAAAGCTGTCGTGTTTGTCGGCGCTGCTTCGTCGCAGTACCCACAAAACCTCGTCTACCACAAAGACGCCATCACGTTCGCTACTGCCGATTTGATGATGCCGCAAGGCGTTGACATGGCATCGCGTCAGGTTCATAACGGCATCTCGATGCGTATTGTTCGTCAGTACGACATCAACAATGACCGTATGCCCTGCCGTATTGACGTGCTGTACGGCTACAGCGTGATTCGTCCGCAAATGGCTGTTCGTCTCTGGGGTTAATTAATCTAGGGGGCTTCGGCCCCCTTACCGAATTATTTTTTGAAAGGATTTATCATGGCAATTCCTAACGGTGCTGGTGGCTATCAGTACAACGACGGTAATACCGGCGAGGCTTTGTTGTTTGTTCAAGGTGCTCCTACCGCGCTTACTGGCGCAGCTACAATCACAGCGGCTCAACTAGCAAACGGTCTGTTTACGTTTGACGGCACCGCTGGCGCAATGACGCTGCCTACGGTTGCGTTGCTTGAGGCTGAAGTTTCTTCCGCAGCTAAGATCAATGCAGCGTTTACGTTTGCGGTGGTTAACATCGACAGTACAGATGCAGTAACCGTAACGGCAGGCACGGGTTGGACGCTTGTTGGCACGGCTGCGGTATCGGCAGGTACATCGTCGCAATGGCTGGCTCGCAAGACCGGCGACGGCACTTGGACGGCTTATCGGATTGCGTAATCGATAGGGGGTTCGCCCCCTATTTTTAAAAGGATTAGCTATGTCAAACACTAAGCCAATCGGCGTTGCTTTCACTGACCAAGACATCATCGGCGCGCAGTACATATTGTCTGATGAACAGTTTGGTTACACAGCAAACGCTCAAGGTACGGTAACTCAGGCTACTAGCAAATCGACCGATGTAACGCTTAATAAGTCTGCTGGTCAGATCACGATGAACAACGCGGCTTTGGCGAGCGTAACCAACGTAACTTTTACGTTGAACAACTCGTTTATTTCTACTAACGACATCTTGATTCTGAACGTGAGCGGCGGTGCTACGGCTGGCGCGTATAACTGCTGGGTTTCTGGTCTGAGCGCAGGGTCTGCGTCAATTACCGTGCGTAACATCTCAGGCGGCTCGCTGTCTGAAGCAGTTG